ATTAGACAGTGATATAAAGGAAGGAACGAATACACGAGCGTTAGGAAAATGTAGAAATACGGTGAAGGCAGTTTTACATTCAAATAAAGAGGAGATAGAATCAACACATACCCTGATTGAATAAAGCTTATACATCAAAGTCTACGCTATATAATGGATTAGATATAGCATTTGATCTTTGTAACGTTAGTTCTTTTTCTTTATTGTTTACTTTATTATTTTTAAAACATATACATTTATTTAAAAAAACAAACATATTATACTTCATTTAAAAAACTATTTCTTTAATATGTATTACAAAGTATACGTAATATATAAAAAGTTAAACAACTTAAAGAAACAACTAAAAATGCTTCGTGAGGGACTCGAACCCTCGACCTGCCGCTGTCTAAAGTCTAAATAAATAGACTGAGTATGTAATTTAATTCCATAAGACGGCTGCTCTAACCAACTGAGCTAACGAAGCTGAACGTGAAGGTTTGACACTTCACAATATTATAAGTATATAATTCTTTAAGTAAGTTTAATAACATATGTTATATAAAATTAATTATTATAATTATTTTTCATAACAAAAAAAAATAAAAAATATAAGAAATGCCAAAATCAAATGCGATTCGTAAGTGGCCAAAATTTACTTCAAATCCAAAATCTAGCAAAGGTGCACATCCATGGTTAGCAGCTCAAAAAGCATGTGGTCTACAATATGTAATAGACACACTAAAAACAAAAAAACAAAAAAAACAAAATTTAGAAAAAAAAACAAATAATAATTTACAAACAAATAAGAAAAAAAAACAAAAACCATCAAAGCCAGCAAAACTTTTTAACACAGGAACAAAACAAAACGGTTTCACAGTGAGAATGAGAAAGCAAGGTAAACATAAAAGAAAAATGTGGATAATAAACAAATAAACTGTAAAAATATTTATATTATTAATACATAAATAAAACAAATGTAAAATAATATAAAAATGAATGAAAACTATTCTTTTAAAATAAAACCTCATCAAAAAACGGTAGAAAATTGGTTTACAGAAAACAATAAAAAATTATTATTATTTCATAACATAGGGAGTGGTAAAACATGCAGTTCGATATTAGCACAGAAGAAATTATTAGAATTAAAAAAGATAACACATGTTTACGTAGTAGTTCCTGCTTCTACTATATCAAATTTTCAAAAAGAATTAAATGGAAACTGCGGGATAAATAGTGAAAAAGAAAAGATAAAAATTTACTCACATGATAAATTTATTAAATATGTTCAGAAAAACAAATTAAAATTGAAGAACAGTTTGATAATAATTGATGAAGTTCATAAAATAGTATCAGAAGTTGGAACAAGATATCAAACATATTTAAAAAAACTTAATGATCCGGATTTACATATAATTTTATTAAGTGGAACCCCAATATACAATGATCCATATGATATATGTTTAATATTAAATTTGTTATCACCAAAATTATTTCCAGATAAAACTCAATTTTATAAAACATATATTAAAAAAAATGGAACAGTTAAAAATAAACAATTGTTTATTAACAAAATATATCCATTTGTATCATCATACAAAGAAACAAATACAAACAACTATCCAGATCGTACAGACATAATAGAAAATTGTTATTTAGATGAATTTCAACTGTCCAAATACAAAGAAATTGTAAAAAAAAAAAATACTAGATTTACAAGTTTTAACAGTGCGTTTTACTTAAAACCGAGACTTGCAAGTAACTTAGTATATCCAGATAAAACAAATAAAAACCAAATGTATCAAGATATAAAAAAACATAACAACGTAAAAAAATATAGTACAAAATTTGCAAAATGTATAGAAAATATACACAATTGTAAAGGTACAGTATTTGTGTTTTCAAACTTTGTAGAACAATGCGGAATCAACGATTTTGCTAAAATATTAAACGCATTAGGCTATGAAAACTATAATATTAATAATAAAGAAAAAAAAATTAAATATGGAATACATAAAACAAATAATGATGATGAAAATACAAAATTAATAAAAATATTTAATTCAAAAGAAAATGAAAATGGAAAGTTATGTAAAATATTAATAGGGTCACCTGCAATGAAAGAAGGAATAAATCTTTTAAGATGTAGACAGGTTCATTTGTTAGAACCATATTGGAATAATAGCGGAACTGAACAAATATTAGGAAGAGCAATTAGGTTATATAGTCATAGAAACATGGATAAAAACAAACAAAATGTAACAGTATTTCATTATAGCATAGCAATTAAAAACTCAAAAATATTTAATATTGATAAACATATAATAAATATAATGAAATCAAAGAAAAAAATAATAAACGAGTTTGAAAAATTATTATTTAAAGGATCAATTGAAAAAGATATAATTGTTAAAAAAATAAAACCTGTATCCATTAAAATTAAAAAAACAATACAAAAGAACCCTGTTAGAAAAAAAACAAACAAACAAATAAACATAATTAATAAAAATAAATTAGTAGAATTTGAAGTACACAAAGAATTAAATGAATTTTATACAAATAGAATAAAACGTTTAGAAATTGAATTACATGAATTACGAAAACAAATATAAATTAGTTTAATTTGTTTTAATCAAATAAATTTAAAAATAAATGACAGAGTTAATAGCAGGAGTTGATGAAGCCGGTAGAGGATCATTTTTAGGAAGAGTATATGCTGGTTGTGTAATATGGGACGACACGATAGATCACAAGTGGCTTAAAGACTCAAAAAAGCTAACAATAGCGCAACGATTTGAAATGAGAGATTTTATAATAGAAAATTGTATTGCATGGAATGTAGGCCACTGTGATAATGAGTATGTAGATACATATGGAATAGTGAAAGCAACGATGAATGCAATGCATAAAAGTATAGAAGGAATTGGTATGGAAGTTGATCACTTATATATAGATGGAAATTATTATAAACCAAGTAATAATTCTCCTATGTTTACATGTTTTGTAAAAGGAGATTCATTGTATAAAAGTATATCAGCTGCTAGTATATTAGCGAAAACATTTCACGATGATCATATAAATGAATTATGTGGAAAGTATCAAGAACTTGATAGTAAATATGATTTATTATCAAATATGGGTTATGGAACTAAAAACCATATAAATGGTCTAAAAGAAAATGGAAGTTGTAAATATCATAGACAAAGTTTTATAAAAAAATACTCAAGAAATTGATATAGTATTAATTAAGCTTTTGATTCAGTTTTAGGATAATGTTGTTTCATATGAGTTTGAAGCTTGAAGTATTCCATTGAAGTTTTTTCATCTACTTTAAAAAGCTTGGCGAGTGGTTTATCAAGAACAAATTGACGTTTCATTTCAGGGTTCTGAAGGTTTTTGTCTTTAATGTATGCGTACATTTTTTGAGTTACTTCAGTTCGCGAAATGTCACCTTCTTTCTTAAGAAACTTGCGAAGTTCAGGTGAAATATCAACTGGCTTTGTAAATGGAGGTGGTTTGTTGGGATCACGTTCTTTCTTAACTTTTTTAAGTTTTACAGGTTTTATAGCTTCTTTTTTAAGAGCTTTTACTTCAGCAATAAGAGTTTTCATTGAAGACATTTGTTCATTAAGGAGAAGAATAACAGAATCAAATTGATCAACCACTGATGGCTTAGAAACTTCGAAGGTAGATTCGGAAGAAGGAGGAGTGCTCATGATTATATTATATATAAGGGTTTTCTTTAAGTAAATTTACGCATTAACTAACATTTAATTTATAATTAATAATAACATAATGGATAAAATAATAAATCAAGGAATTAGTATATGTATTGAAGAATTTCAAAAACAAAAAAACAGAGAAAAATTAGAAAATGATATATTAGATCCAGTAATTAAATATATTGGAGAAAGGTTATGGCCTTATATAATGTATTCAATTATATTTTTATGTACATTAATATTAATATTATTTTATATTATATATACAATACATAAAAAAGTATAAATATATTATTGTATAAAATAATAACAAATAAAAATACAAAATAATTATTCTGATTAAAAAATGTAAAGTGAAAATCATGAATAACATTATAAAGGACAAAAACATGCTATGTTATTAATACATCAAATAACAACAGGTTTTTATGGATGAAGTAAAAAATCAATGAAAATGATGAAATCTATTTATAAAGAAAAAACAATATTTTAAAATATAGAATCATCAGATTGTAAGAAATATGGTATTATTCACAATATTTGTTAATAGGTTTCATCATCTGACTCATTATCAACTAAATCATTATTTAACTTTGGAAATTCAATCATAGTTAAATCAATAATTTTTTTAGGATCAAATTTATAAAATCCATTTTCTCTCATAAATAAAACTTTATTCCAAAACATTTCGAGGGTTATTAAGTTTTCTTTAAACCATTCTGTACTTCTAGGAATTAATTTTACATCTAATATACCGTTTTGAAAATAAGTTGATGGTTTGTATTGTATAAAATAACAAGCTGGTCTGTTTAAAATTTCCATACAAATTTGAACTTGGGGGTAATAATGTACAGGAATATCATGTGTTATTTCTCTTGTAACCGGACATTTGATTTCAATTAAATTACCATCACTTGCAATACCATCTGGACTTCCACCTAACCAACTAATATGTGGATGTTGAAACAAACCAATTTCCCAAGTTTCTAATTTAAAGCGTTCAGCAAAAAGAAATCGAGCTTCATCCTCGTATTTATTACCATGTTGAGTTGCAAACGATCCACCTGAAATTTTTGTTTCTGGAGTTATTTTTTTTTTAATTAATGAATTTATGGACTGATATTTATTAACACCTAATGCAGTCGCAACATCGCTAGCTGTTATCATATTATGTCGGATATTGTACCATTCCTCTGTGCGTTGTTCGGTTTGCTGCATATCGATAATATTTTGAACATTTATATTCATTATTTATAAATGAATTATTATCTTTATAATAGTTTTTTTTAAAGCTTTTATTTTGATTTGTAGTCCACATTTGATTTAAATCAATATCTAAAATACCTGCAATTTGAAATAAATACGAAAACACATCTCCAAGTTCATCTTCTACTTTCACTTTTTTTTTATCTCTAAAATGATTATTTGTTCGTCTAATAGATCCAGCTAATTCACCAATTTCTTCTGTTAATAGTAACCAAACTTTTTCTACAGAGCATGTATCCCAACCTTTATACTTACACATGTCCATTACTTTGTGTTTGTATTGATTTAAATCCGACATGTATGTCTTAATTTAATAAATATTCATTTATTTAAGTACTTAGTTTTGTTTGTATTTGATTTTCACTTCCTTTGTATTGCAACCAAACATTACCGTTATCATCTGACATTGTTTTTATAACATCTTGAGTTGAAAATGCAGAGTCTTCCATTTGGTGATTTAATGTTCTGGGAAGATATCTATATTCAATTTTATTTGGAGGGCAACTTAATTTATTATTTAAAAAAATCAATAAAATTCCTGTAATTAACAGTGCAGTAAAAATGTTCATTATAAATACTAAATAATTTATTTTTTAATAGATTGAAGATTGGAAAATCCACCAATATATTTACCATCAACAACAACTAAAGGGATTGTACGTGGTACAGTTTTTAATTTAAGGAGTTTTTTCAGTTGTAATCCTGATTTTCCTGATACAAATTTGAAATCTTTAGTTAATTTTTTAGCAAGAATTTTAGCATTTTTACAATAAGGACACCAAGATTCACCATACACAACAATTGTATGTTGTTTTACTTTATTATTTTTGATCGTTTTAGATTTAGTATGCATTTACTTTATAAAAATATTATAAATCATTGTCTTCATCATTAACTATTTCATGTTCGTCTTTTATATCCATACCTAAATAAAATGTAGTTTGTGACATTCTTCCGAGATATTTCTTTTTAACACCTTTTTCTACTTTAATATTATACTGTGAAAAAGGACCTGTATAAAAATCTTGATTAAATCTACATTTTTTGTAATTACTATCAACACAATGTTGATTAAATAACTGAACAAATACTTTTTCTGGAATATATTTATCTGGATTAAGTTCTATTTTTCCTGAACATAGAAAATGTATCAACGCATTTGTAGATTGAGCAATCTCTGCTCTTGTATTTGAGAAATAATCTGGTAAAACTGTCCAAATATTTTTTCTTCCAAATTTTAGAGAATATTCTAAGTAAAATTTATTACATTTTTTAATAATATGACCCATTTCAAGTTGAATTTTTTTACCTAATAGAAGATCTCCTTCATTTACTTTATTATTAAATTTAATACTAGCCATTCTTCTTTGAATACTACCAGAATTATCTATAAAATCTGGAGATTCATTACCTGCCATAACACCAGGTATTTTCCAATTTTCAAAACGACTACTCTTACATTTAATATTAATAGTTACTTTATCACCACTTACAATACTTTGAAATTCACCTTGTTCCATTGAGAAATCTCTTTTAATTTCTGGAGCAACATACAAAATTTTATCAACTAAATCGGAAAGTCCAAATTTAGTTTGTATATTATTAGACATAACACCCACATCTTCTTCATCATACAACATTTTACAAACATTCATAACATAAGTAGATTTACCAGTACCTGCTTGCCCTTGAACAAAAAATATCACCTGCCATCCATCATTTTCATCAATTTCATAAATTAAACGACCAGTAAAAACATATACCCAGTTAAGAACTTCTTGAGGAATATCTTGATGTTCAAAAATAGAATCAAAATATGGTGTTTTAATTTCTTCATAATTAACATCTTCTGTATCAAAATCAATATCAAAATATTTTGATGAAACAGTATTCACTGGGATATCTGAACTATTATATTCATAAAATAAATCAGTTTTAGCAAAATATATACCGTTTTTAAATGAAAATACATGTCTATTTTTTTTTAGTTCTGAAAACTGAGAATCCTGACAGTTATTTAAAAATTCAGCTGCTTGACGAACTGAATCTGTTCTATTTGTCGCATTAATAAATTGTTCAAAATTAGTTTCTTTTTTAATTGTTGAATAAATAACATTACTAATTGAATCAATTCGAGTCCATGCGAATGTAGGTAACATATTATTAGTAAATTTCATTGAATATATATCTCCGTTATATCTAGAATATTGTTTTTCATAAAATGTATCTAAAAGAAAAAGAAGAAAATTTTGGTAATGATTATTTTTTGATGAATCAATCGATGAAAATCTAAATAAATTTGCATCGCAATTATCTCGATAATCATTATTTAAATCCATAAGTTCAATAATTCGCGATGAGCTTACGCATAATGAACGCGCATAATATACAAGCTCTAATAGTCTATTTATTCTTATAATTATTTCAAAATCTGAAGTAACTTTGTTTTTTTTCAAATCATTATATGTTGTTATTAAATTGTTAATATAATCAGAAAATTTTTCCTGAATCTCAAAAGTTGTTGAATAATCATTTAAATTTAAAATATTTTTAAAAAATGTTAATAATGTGTTTCCATTTGTAATTTTATGAGGATTATTTTCTGAAACGCCAAATACATTCTCAAATTTTATTAATGTATCCATATATTGTATTATTTATATATTATAATTTTAATACTTTTATATTCTTTATATAGTTTCTTTCGGTTAAATAATTAAATAAAAGTATATAATAGTTATAATAATGGAAATAGATAAAAAGGTTATGACAGCAATTACATTATGTTTTATTATAGCTATGTTATTTATGTATAGAGAAGTTAATGTGATTAAAGTAAATTCAAAAGCCGAAAACAATTCAATGTTGAAAAAAATAAAATCACATGACGAATTTCAATCAAATTTCGATTCTAATTTTGAATCAAAATTGAAATCACTGATGGTTAGATCTGAGAAGCCTGACGAGTGATATATCTAATTTTTCTTCATTGGTTGTTTGCAATTCAATAGATTCTGAAGCGTTTTCGTTATCTGTCATATTATAATTAGTAATGTTAAAAACTGTTTTTAACATTTTATCTTGTTCAAATGTTAAACTACATTTTATAGGAAGTAAAATATCAAATTTTATGTATAGATTGCCAAAAGTATTTGAGGATTTCCTAGGCATACCTAAGTTATTTAATTGATAAATTATATCATTTTGAATAGTTTTTGTTGTAGAAAAAGTGTATATTTTATTATTTAGATGTTTACATTTAACTTTCAAACATGATATAGCTTCATACAGTGAAATACTTTTATGTAAAATTATATTTTCATCACAACGAATAAAGCGTGGGTGTTTATATTGTTTAATTACAAATATAATAGTGTTATTTTCAACACAATATTTATCACCTTCATTACAGCCTTTTTTAATTTTTAAAATATAATTTACATTTTGTGAAATATACCCATTTTCACAAGTAGAACATTCCCTTAAATAACCAAACCCGTCACAATTTATACAATCACGGTTAATTGTTTGTTGCAATCCAAACACTACAAAATTAACTTTAACTTTTCCTGTACCATTGCATACATTACAATATGTTTTTTGACAAATGTTACAACTAACATATTTTATTAAATTTATTTTTATTTTTTTACCATTATACATTTCTTCTAAAGTCATGAAAAGATCTTTGTATTCTTTCATAATTTGTTTTTGTAAAAATGCTTTAAACACATTTATATTACTAGATTGTTTATCAGGAACCTGTGGTTTATCAATTTTATTTAATATTTGTCTATAAGCTTCATTAATTTTGACGAATTCTTCTGTATCACCGCCCTTATCTGGGTGATTTGTTTTAGCTAATTTGCGAAATTTTTCTTTAATAATATCATGCGAATCATTTTCTGATGCACCTAATATAACATATGGATTCATTAACTAATTATAAAATAATAAAGAACTTTAACTTTAAGATAATTTTAGTTAACACAATTATATGGATTGTGACAGATGTAAATTACATACACATTATTTAGAAAGAATAATTTGTATTAAAAATGAAGAAATCACATATTTAAAATCAATAAGTAATACATATAAACAATATGTAAACGTAAAAGAAGAAAAAGAAATTAATTTAAGTGTTTACGATATTATAGATCATAATGTTGACGAAATAAACCTAGAAATATTTTTACACAACATTGAATCAAATTACCCAGCAAATAATGCTGTAAGTGATATCATTCAAAGTATTATTTTTCACGATGAATATCATTTATTAAATAAAGAAAAAAAAAATATTATTAAATATTTAAATAAAGATAATCAAATTGTATATGCAAATATTGAAATATTTAGTACTGAAATATGTGAATATATATTCAATAAACTAAAACCAATTATTGAAAATATTTTTTTGGTTAATGTCGATGATGATGATAAAATATTAAAAGAGAATAATCGTGTTAAAAATATAATGTTATTGAAAGATAATAAATTTTCATTGAATACAATTACAAAAATATTAAATCGTTTAGATTAATATATTTTTAAAATATTTATAATAATGGATTTAGCTGAACAACTTTACTTAATTCATATTGATATTCAATCTAAATCAACTGAATTAAAAACTATAAAAAAAACATATGATGAAATAAATGAAACATTACAAAATTATATGTTAAATGAAAAAATAACAAAAATACAATTACAAAATAAAAAAGTTATTCATTTAAAAGAAAAAAAAACTTTTTCAGCTTTAAATAAAGATTATATTTTAGAAACATTGAAATCATTTTATAAACAACCTAGTTCACAACATAAAAAACCAGACGAACTTGCCGAAAAAACAACAGAAACAATTATAGAAAACAGAGAATTCAAAACAAGCTTTGTACTTAAATTTCTTAATAAATAATTATTCATCAAATTTACAATCTAATGTCGGTTCTAATGATGTTGTGTTTGTTGAGTAATATTGCATTAAAATAAACACGATTAAACTTGTTAAAAACACATAGTTTAAATTCGTTTGTCTATTTGTTTTATTATCTTTTATTTTGTTAGATTTAGTAAACATATAGACCACCAAGCCTGCTGATAGAGAAACAACATATGGATTGTACATACTCATTACTAATATACATATTTTTTTATTTAAATGTAACCGTAATATGTAGATTCGATGTTGATGATATCATTTTTTTTTGGCGCGGAATATTTTTTGTTTTTGAATTTGTATCTAATGATATTTCTTTTTCAACTTTTTTGAAATTTTCAGGAACATCAATCCAATCTGTTAATTTATTTTCAATTGCAAATTTAAAAAAGTTTAATTGACCAATTGTTGTTACTAATTTTCCATCTTTACAATGAATACAATTTATTTCTATCCGATTATGTCTTTTGAAAGGATCAAATTGAAGTTTAGAATAAGCTTTTAATTGAGCTTTATATGCTACACTTAAATTGAATGGATGTTTTTTCCCATGTTTTTCAATATAATAAATAACATTTTTATTTTTTACATATTTAGTGCATAAGAAATCGAATACTCTAAGAGAAACTGTCGCGCTTTTGGTTATATGTTTATGTAAAATTTTCATATTATTTGATTTTTTGTAAAATTTTAACAATGATGTTAGAAGAAGGTCATTTTTATTTTCAAGTTTCATATGTTATTTTATTAAAAAACATTATCTTTAAATAATATAATGGAGCCTTCTACATTAATGTATAATTCATATAATCCATATGGAGACTTTAATAGTGATATTGCTAATATAGTAGAAACAGAGAAGAAAGTAAATGACAATAATATAATAAAATATAACAAAGAAAAGGAAAAAATAATACCTTTAAAAAAAAGTTTTAAAAAAGATAGTTCTGGAAATGAAATAGAAAAAACCGAACTAGATATAAATTATATATTAGAAAATATTACATTTACATTAAATGATGTAATGAATGATATATTTAAAAAAGAATATAACAATTTGCTTTCTAAAAGTAAATGGACTGGATATGGTTATATTTTTATAGTTTTATACATATGTTTTTATATAAGTAAATTATGAAAAATTTATTTTCATATTTTTCATTCCTACAAATATAATTGCTATTATTAAACCATTAATAATGTTTCCTAGAATAGTAGGTTTTTCTTCTTTAAACAAAGAGGGCATGCATTTTAATATTTGTGATTGTACTGGTCCTGAATATAATAAAATTGATGGTATTAAAATATACATAATATCTTTTTGAATTTGAGGTAATTGTTTGTCTTCATCAGTAGTTTGTTGCTGTTGCTGGACAAAATTCATATTCATATTAGCATTATGAGGCATTTTTGATTGAACAACAGGGTGAGGAGGATATTCTTGCTGATGTACCTGTTGTACGTTTTGTTGTTGATTTTCCATTGTTTGTAGCATATCAGAATAATTTATAGGAATTTGTTGTTGTTGATTATTATTCATTTCTGGACGTATTTGTTCAATAGGAGTTGAATATTCATCCATTTGTATATTATAATAATATATACTTTTTTTAAAGTTTAAAACGAGTTAAAGGCTTATATATTTAATATATATATACATTATGTTCTTTGATATTTTGTCAGAATTTCATAGTGAAAGTTATCCACAAAAAACAAATATATTATGTTATAATTGTTGTCACAAATTTACAAGTCAACCTATATCTATGCCTTTTTTGTTTAGCAATAATATTTTTTTTGTTAAATATGTGTTTTGTAGCTGGGAATGTATGAAAAGATATAATTTAGACTGTAATAATTCAAATATGAATGTTGTTTTTTCTTTAATCCAAAAGTTTTATCAACATGTAAATGGAAAAACAGATTTAATAACTATAGCACCTCCTAAATTTGTATTAAAAGACTTTGGTGGTAAAATGTCAATTAAAGAATTTAGAAATCATAATAAAGAAATTATTTATAATATTATTGAATATCCTATAATTGTAAATAATCCAACTGTTCAAAAAATTGATAATTTTTCATGGATAAAAGAAGATTCAGCTAAAGATTCATATCAAAATCATACAATAAAACAAAATATAGAAAATCAAAATCAAGTAGTACTGCACAGACCAGTTGGATCAAAATCAAAATCATCTCTTGAAAATTCTATGGGTCTTCTTAGGGTTTAATTTTTTTTAATTTTAAATAGAATATCAATTACACACAACAATAAAATAAAAGATACTATTATATATATTGTGTTTATTGTTTCAATTAATTCTTCTGTTATTCCAATTTGATTATTATTTTTTATACAGTTCAATAAAATAGTTTCTATATAATCATTTGAATATGGTTTTAACATATTTACTAGTTCTTTGTTTTTTAAATTTATATTTAAAGAATTAGAATTGTAAACTTGAATTTGTTTAGGCTCTTCAATTTCTGGTTGCACTTCTTGTTCAATCATTCCTAATTCAGATAATATTTTTGATTGTGTTTCAGGATTGCTGTATATATTTTGCTTCGGTTTTTGCGGTTTTTGTTTAATTTTTGGTTTAATATTGTTCCACGCTTCATTCAATGGAGTTAATGATAATGACATTATAATATATTATATAAATATTTAAATATCTATAGTATTTGCTTCATCTGCAATTATATTCGCATTTTTTCTTCCACGCCGTTTTGCTGATCCACCAGCTGTATATGATACATTTCTAACATCTCCACTTGATTCAGAACATGAATCAGATAATACCGATTCTGGAATTTCAAAATTATCTGAATTTGTTGGCATTGGAGGCGGAGGACCCATTCCAGGAAACAAATTACCCATATTCATAGAGGGACCTTTCATTTCACGCCTTCCATTATTATCAAATGCCGGTTTCATTTGTGGCTGTTGAGAAGATGTAGACGGTTGATCTGGTTGGTTCATCATATTTGACATTGATTTCATCATATTTTGCATCATTTCAGGATTTTGTTTAGAAATATCATTCATATTTGGCAATTGCTTGAACATAGTACTGGTCATATGAAACATTATAGCACTTCCAGCTAAACTTAACATTAATTCAAGTTCTGGTGGTGTATTAACTTTTCCTGTATATTTATCATGAAGTCGTTCAAACACGTTATCATAATCGCCATCATTCATATTTTCCATTACATTTTCAGACCATCCATTTAATTCTACACCTAAAGGATCATATCGTTTATTTAAGAATTCAGTTCCGCTTACTACTGCTAGAAGCATACGTTTTGAAAACTTCAAACTGGATGTAACCTCTGCATCCCTAACAATTTTTCTATATTCACCTCGCATTTCATCAATATCAGAATGCATATTGAATTTTTTAGCTAATTTAATACCTTTATTTTCCATTCTATAAAATTTATACAATAAATCTTGTTTTTCATCCTCTATTGTTGCAAATCCGGCAGAAGGTTGTGGTTCTTGTTCATTATAATCTTGATAATTTTGTTCTGATTCAACAACAGATCCTTCTTCACCGTCTTCATATTCTTGTTCATTATCATTGTCATCATCATCACTATATTCATTTCTTTGAGGAGCTTGTTGATGAATTTTTTTGTTTGGATTCGAAAACATTTCGAATGATTTATCCATCATGGGTGGTAAATTTGGTTTTTGATTAAATGTTGTTTTTTTAAGAATCGGTTTTTTCTTTTTCTTTTTTGATTTTTTTGAAGAAAATTTAAAATTATCTTCTCCTAAGTCAGACCCCATATTTATACTAAGATCATCATCACTGAAATCAATTTCAACGTCACTCATACTATATAATTTTATAAATATTCGTTTCTTTAATATATAACGCATTATTTAACAATATTAAAACATTGAAGTGCTCTTTGTGCTGAAATTTGTTCTGCTTGTTTCTTTACTTTATGAGAACCTTCACTTACTAATTTACCTTGTAAAAATACTTGAACTGTGAAAAGTTTATTGTTATCATTAATTGTTTCATTTAATCTATATTCTGGTAAGTTTAATTTTCTTCCTTGCAGGTATCTCATTAAAATATCTTTATAATTATTATCTTCAAGTAAAGAATTGTTATCTAATTTAGTAATAATATTATTATAAATAAATTGTTTCGCTACATTAAGTCCAATATCTAAGTAAATCGATCCTATAAATGCCTCTAAAGAATCTTCTAGAATTCTTGGGTTTTTAAACCATTCATTTTTCATTCCTTTTTCGTTCATTATAATGTATTCAAAAAAATGTAAATCGTCTGCTATTTTACATAAAGCTTTACCGCTTACTAATTTAGTACGTATCCTTGTGAGAAACCCTTCGTTTTCGTTTGGGTATTTCTCATAAAGATATGATGTAACAACTAAACCAAGAACTGAATCTCCAATAAACTCTAAACGTTCATTTGATTCTAATGCTTCTGGAGATGCTGATTTATGCATAAATGCTTGTTTATAAATTTGTTCATTAATAATTTTATGATCAATAATTTTTTCAATAATAAGTTTTGTAATCATATTTAATATATAATAAAGTTTTATTTCTTAACTATTTTTTTACGTACTTTTTTTTTAATGTTATTATTTTCTTCATTAACATCAGAGTTTGTTTTATTAATTTCAGATTCAGTTTCGACATCAACTTTTTTAATTATGTAATGATGTTTAATATATTTCTGAAGATTAAAAAATGATAATGTAACATCATCTGGAATATTAATAAGTTTTTGAAGCTCGTGATTCATAAAAATTTCTCTTTTATTTTCTGGATTTTGAAGATTATGTTCTTTTACATATGTACTAATTAGTTTTGTTACTTGTGTTCTAGCAATTAACTCATCTTTGTCAATATTCAAAAATGTTGCAAGTTCTTCAGATATTTGAGTTGGTATTAGAAAACCGCAGATTCGTTTTGGTGAGTTATCATCTTCACATTCATTTTTCATTGTTTTAAGAAGTTTTTTCATTTGTTTTTGAATTTTATTAAATTTACTAACCAGTTCATTATATTCATCTTTTGTTACAAAATTTTCACTCATAATACTTATACATATATATTTTTGTATATTTTTTAACGCATATTTCACTTAAAGAAACAGACAGTATATACATAACACAACATAAATATATACACAATATGGTTTTCAATGATGAGAAACATTTTTTCGCTAACGCATATTTAGAATTAATGGAAAAAAATTATGAAAAAATCCAAATTTATCCTAACACAACAAAGCCGAGTTACTTAAATTTATCAACTATGACAATGGTATGTAATTTAACAAAACCTATTGACATTTTATTATTTTCAGATAATTTTATATCACCTACTGAATTCGATTGTACTATAAAACGTCCTAAACAAAATACAGATTTTGATGTTACGAAAAGAGGGAAAAAAAAGAAAACATTTTTCAATCAAGCATCTATTCATTATACTACTCATACAACTAAATGTATAAAAGTTTTTTCTAATGGTAGGTTACATATAACAGGAGTTACATCAATGATAGAAGCTGCAAATATTTGTACTTTCACATGTAATTTGTTAAATAAAACAATAGGTGCAGTAAAAGGTATTGAAAAAGTTGAAGCTTCCGACTTACAAGTGTGTATGATTAATACAAATTTTTCTTTAAATCACGGAATAAATATTATTGAATTAAAAAAACAATTTCAACAATATAATAAGTTTTCTTGTATTTATACTCCAGATACATATCCTGGATTAAAAATTAAATATTTTCATGAATCTTCTGATAAATCATCTATTTTTATTTTTAGTTCAGGTCAAATTGTAATAACTGGTGTCAAACATATTACAGATGTAACAACAGTTTATACAAGCTTATTGGATGTATTAATACAATCTTATTCTAAAATATACAATCCGTACATTCAAATTAAACATAACAAAAAAAAAGAAAACAAATATAAATTTGGGTATAATGTTTCCGTAATTAAACCATGCCTTGAAGTTTAATTTTAAAATTCAAATAAAATTTAATTGTATATAATAAAATGCCTCGTCCCGGAATGTCTGATGGTCGTGTTTTCACTAATTATTCATCAAACTGTGAATTAAACAACAATATGCAACAAGGAACAACTACGAATAATGTAGAATATAAGAAGTATATTCAAAATAATGCTCAAATTATTATGGATAAATTTACTTCTTCCATTCCAGCTTCACCATCCGGATGTTCATAAGCTTAAAATTAAATAAGATTAAATATATTATAATGCTATCACGGGGTGGATATATAATTAAAAAAGATAAATTAAGTAATCAAAATATTATTGATTTAAAAAATGTATTAACAGTTTCTCCAGAGCTACAAAATAACGGAGGTTTTGCTAATGCTGAATCATTTCCTGTCTTTAGAGAATCTAAATCTAGATTTAGAATACCTCGTTACTTTGGTATAGAAAAATATGGACAACCATTACATAAAATCCCAAATGGTATATCAATTGAAATTGATTTTGTTGGAGAATTAAAAAAATCTACTAATCAAGATATTGCTGTAGAAAAAGCATTATATCATTTATTAACATATGGAGGCGGTATATTATCACTTCCTACAGGGTTTGGAAAGACTTGTGTATCTTTGTACATATTATCTAAATTAAAATTAAAAACATTAATTATTGTTCATAAAGAATTTCTTATGAATCAATGGATTGAACGCATAAAACAGTTTTTACCATCTGCTACTATTGGTATTATACAACAAAATAAAGTTGATATTATTGGTAAAGATATTGTTATAGGAATGTTACAATCACTAGCAATGAAAGAATATGAATCAAATATGTTTGAAACTTTTGGATTTACTATTATTGATGAAACTCATCATATATCATCTAAAGTATTTTCAAAAGCTTTATTTAATGTATGTACAAAACATATGTTAGGATTATCAGCAACTCCTATTAGAAAAGATGGTTTAACTAAAGTATTAAATTGGTTTATCGGAGATATTTTTTATAGTGTTCAGCGTGAAAATCAAACATCTGTAGATGTAAATATCCATAGATTTAAATGCAAAGAGTACACGAAAGATCCGCCTTTGAATAAATTAGGAAAAATATCATTAGCAACTTTAATAAATAATCTTGTTGTTATTGAAGAAAGAAATATTTTAATTTGTAAATTGTTAAACAATTGTGTTACAAAAGGACGTAAAATAATATTATTAAGCGATCGAAGAAATCATTGCGAATTATTACATGAAAAAATTAAAGAAGAAATGCCGGATTTTACGTCAGGTTTATATATGGGTGGAATGAAGCAAGATAAATTAAATGAATCTGAAAAATGTGATATCATTTTAGCTACATTTAGTCTTGCGCACGAAGGTTTAGATATTCCTTCCTTAGATACATTAATATTAGCAACTCCAAAAACAGACATTGTACAAAGTTGTGGACGTATTTTACGAGAAACTGTAGGTAAAAAGAATAATCCATTAATTATTGATATAATGGATATGTATGCATCTTTACCAGCACAAGCAAATAAAAGAAAAAAATACTACATTGAATCTGGATTTGTAATTGATAATAAAATAAAACAACAAAATGCACATAAACAAGTGATTGGTTATAGTTTTATAGAAGAATGAAATTATTTGATTTAAATAAACACAGTCGTGACAATGACATTATATTTTATAAAGAACCTCATGAATATAAAGTGAATGGAATTAAAATGAATAAATCAGTGACTACTTTAGTACATGATTGTTTTCCACAATTTGACGCAAATAAAGTTTCCAAAATGATACATGGTCGACATTTTAATAATTCAAAAAGTGAGTATTATCAAATGAACCAAAATGATATACTTGAAAAATGGGAAAATAATAAAAATGAAGCATGTGATGCAGGAACATTTTTACACGAAACTATTGAATTAGTTTACAATGACTGTCATTATTCAAATAATACACCAGAATTTCAATATTTTAAAAACTTTAAAGACGATTTTTCGCATCTTGAAGCCTATCGAACTGAATGGGAAATATATTATGAAGAAAAAAGTATAGCTGGTAGTGTAGATATGATTTTCAAAAATCCAGATGGATCATTTTCAATTTATGATTGGAAAAGATCAAAAAAAATTGAAAAATCAAATCGTTTTGAATTTGGATATAACTGTTTTGATCATTTACCAAACTCTAATTTTTGGCATTATTCACTACAACTTAATATATATAAATATATATTAGAATTAAAGTATAATATTAAAATTAAAGATTTGTTTTTAGTTATAATGCATCCAAATAACGCAAATTATATTAGAATTGAATGTCCAAATCTTCAAGCTGAAGTTGACCAATTAATACATAGTTTATAATTTATTTTTAAAAATCTTCTTCTATATACATATATTTTCACCTAAAGAACAGTATATAGATATAGTATAACACGTAAGAACATAACAAGTAATATATTATATATACAATAATGTCAATTGAATCTATCACAAATGAGTATAAAATACGTAACGGATTAGATGAATTATCTAATTATGATAACAAGTTAATTAATGCAATTTTCAAATTGAGAAACGGATATGGAGAAGAATTAAAAAAACGCAAATGTTCTGTTTTTTTAAAAGAACCTATTATTGTATCCGTTTTTGATAAAAAAAATAAAAATGAAAAAAATGAAAATAAAGTAAATTCAATTATATGCGAAGCAGTTCAAATGAATGGTAATAATTGTAAAGCTAAAGCAAAACATGGTGAAAAGTTTTGTGGACGGCATTCTAAGAAGTAAGTTTCTGTTTTATTTTTTTAATAATGAAGAAAATGTTCTGTTCATGTTTCTCATTTTTCTTGCATTTTCATATGCTTTTCTTTTTCTTTCCTGTGTTTTTATATTATTTAATATTTTTTGAAGTAAAGTTTGACGTTTATTGTTACTTTGACAAACTTGTGTTTTTTTATCTTGTAAACCACAACCTTTCATCATTGCAGAAAGTGTATTAACTTTTGTTTTTACTCGAGGTCTTTTAAATCCAGATTTACCACCACATGTAGAATTATTTACTTTTTTTTGAACTCCTCCTTTGTTAACTTTTAATCCATACAGTTTTGTTAAATTAGTTTTTTTTACCATTCTTTAATATATATAATATTATTAATCATATGGTATGGGTTTCATTAATTCATAATGGAATAGCTATTCCAAAATTGTATAATTATATAAACCATATAAAAATATATTACAAAAATACTATAATAAATGTAAATAATAATCTTGCCACCGCATTTTATTTATTTAAAAAACAACCGAATACTGATAAAACATTTATTAAAAACTTTATGAATTCGATTCAACAATATTTACCTGTTCATTGTAAAAATTGTAAAATGTCAGATTTTAAAATTACATGTTGTAATAACAATAATATTGAAAAAACTAAAATAAATTATTTAAAGTACAAAACATGTTATGTTAATGGGAAAAAAGAAAAAATAGATAGATATTTAGCCGAACCTTTATGTATTTTTGTTGGACGAGGTAAGCATAAATTACGAGGAACTTTTAAACCAGCAATAAAAGAATCAGACATCACATTAAATATATCAAAAGGATATAAACCGAAAGGAAATTGGAAATTAATAATTAATAATAAAAATGTAGATTGGATAGCATGTTGGACAGATCATATTTCAAATAAAATTAAATACGTATATCCTAGTTCTTCATCAATATTGAAGAGTTCTAATACAGTAGCAAAATTTGATTTTTCTCGAAAAATAAAAAACAAATTAAACATTATAAGGAAAAAATATATTTCAGATTTTAGTTCATCAAATGAAAAAGTTATACAGCATGGAATTGCATGTTATTTAATTGATTCACAATGCATACGTTGCGGAACAGATGATGAAAATAACACTTATGGATGTACATCATTGCAAACAAAACATATAAAAATTAAAAATAATAATATAAATTTAAACTTTGTAGGTAAAGATTCAATTATATTCGACAAAACGTTTAAATGTAAATATCCTATAGTTATAACATATTTAGAAGCAACTTGTAAAAGTAAAACATCATCTGATGATTTATTTCATTTGATTACGTCAACATCTCTAAATGTATATTTAAACACAATAGTAAAAGATTTAACAGCAAAAGTTTTCAGAACATGTCATGCAAGTTCTATGTATGATAAGTTATTACATCAGTCAAAATCAATTGAAGAATTTAAATCGGCAAATTCTAAAGTTGCAATATTATGTAATCATACAAATCTTCAAACATCTAAAGCAAATTATTTAGATCCAAGAATTACTTATGCATTTTCAAAACGCAGTAATATTAATATTGAAAATCTATATTCAAAACAATTAATTGAAAAATTCCAATGGGCTAAGAATACAACATCAGATTTTAGGTTTTAGTTTTTTTATGTATTAATTTAAAGAACAATATTGCAGCCAATAACATATTTGATATAGATAAGTACCAAGCATATTCTTCACATTTTCCTTGTGATACACAATTTGTTACATACGGTGATAAACATGCAGTTATAACTAAAACTATTAAATGAAAAGGCTTATTTTTTCTTGATTTGTATGCTTGAATAACAATTGTTGCAATTATTATTAAACTTGCATAATAACTGTATTTAGCTTGCGTTGAAACGCTGTAAGTTTTACCAAAAACATTGATTGTTTCCATTATTATTATAACTTAATATTTAAAACACAGTTAACTGATCCATTGTTTTATTTAAAAGTTGTCCTTTGCAATATGTATCTCCTTCGTTTTCTACTTTATATGTTATAGTTTTTCCAGAGTCTCCTTTTAATGATTTAATAGATGTTACTTTTCCAACACTTTCAAAATGTTTACATGATGGATTATTGTTTTTTACTTTATCTCCAACCTTAGGTTCATTGCTATGACTTATAAAGTTAGAGTGATTAAACATATTTTTATATAAACTAATAAGTAGAACTAAGCTTAAAGACAAGATGATTAAATTTTTAGTTGTGTATTTCTTCATTAATATAATAAATATATTTAATATAGTACATGAAGAAGTCAGTGTGTTCTCAAGCATTTGAAAATAGAAATTTAAGACAAGGAGCTCTTGGAGGATTATATGTTATGAAAAGAAGTTCTGTAACTGGAAAAATGTATAAATACTACTGCAAAGAGAGATTACACAGTGGGTCTCGATTAAATAAAAGTTATTTGAATAAACTTGTTGAAGCAACTAAACGAGTAGGTCATTATAATCATGGAGCTAAACCAGGTCATTGTAAATATTTAAATAATTCTTCTATGCGAAAATTAAATCAGTTGCGAGACAGATAATCTATATTTTTATTCATAATCTCTAATTGCAATACCAACGCCAAATCTCACAATACCAGATTCTGACAAATTCTGATATCGTACGGTTAGTTGTTTTCCAATAATATTTTTTATGTTCTTCAAATATTCCTTACGCAATTCTCTTGTACCGCGAGGACGTACTGCAAATTCTTTACCAGCTTTATTCTTGCAAGTAAAAATAGCACAATCTTGTTCCAATCCAACTCCAGATTGTGCTCCAGTAATTTCAAATTCATCATCAAAAAATTCTTTGTATTTCTGTAAATCTTTGCTTCTGTAATTGGATTTATATACTCCAAGTTTATTACGTAAAATAAGTCCTTCATATTGATTCAGCATGTATTTTCCATGAATTTCAGATATTTCATTTTTTGATGCACACTCAATAGTATCAACAATTATTAATGATTTACTATTTAATTTATCAATAAGCGTTTTGAACTGATTCAATATAATGATACGGTCTGAAAAAACAGTAGTGTTGTCTTTGAATACATCAAATATATGAAATTGAAGCATCTTTATTTTCTCATCTTTATCAATTTTTCTAAATAAACCACTTATTTCTTCAAATGGTAAATCAAATGTAAATAATTCACCATCAATATAGAATGGAAAATCTTGTTCAGGAAGTTTTTTTATTATTATTTTTAATTCTAGATCAATATGATTCAATGTTGTCATTTCCTTTCCAGTTCGTGATATAAATGAAATTTCAGTTGGTGAATTAACTTTGGCGAGTAGACGAACGCCATCAAGTTTTGGTTGCGCAAAGCATGGGAAGGTTATATCCTTTTCTCTTTTATGAAAATCATGTGCTAGCATAGGCAAGATCTTTTCATTTGATTGAAGTTTATCTACATTTTCAACATAGCCAGAATCAATTTGTTTCTTCCATAAACTCTGTGCTTCATTAGAAGCCTGTTGTAAAGGCGTTGTTTCATTTTTCTTTCCAATATTTTTTCCTTTTGAAATTTCTTTTATTGTCTCCTGCATTTTACAACCAGTGTATCCATGAATTCGTTTTATAAATGCAGTATTTCCTTCTTCATATACATCAATAAACCATTCTTTGACTTTTTTACCGTTAGACGGAAGACCATATAGCTTTGGGAACATTGTTCTTTATATTATATATATGATGTTCTTTAAGTGTTATGTTTATTAATATATATTTTTAAATTTATTAATTCACCTAAAGAATACATATTATATATATATATTGTATATAGTTATGAATGAGTTATGCCATTCCATTAAATCATTTATAACAAATGGAAATCCTAATAATAATGAAATAGAATTTAGATTTACAGAACGGGGAGAAAAAAACTCTATAAATTTAAATACTTTTTCACGAATATTATCTGCTACAAAAAACGAAAATTCTTTATGGAAATATAAAAATACAGAACAAAGTTCAGTTATAATTGGAAAACATATTATAAAAGGAAGGTCTGATATAAGAAAAATAACAAATAAAACATCTTCATCGTATGAAGAAAAAATTCGAATTAGAGTTGAAGATAGAGATTTTAGAGATTATAATATAAGAGCATCTGAAGCACGAGAAGAACTTATTATTATTTCGGATGATGATTGGGCAAACAATTATATTACTACACTACAAAGAAATAGAAAAAGATTTTCTTTCATTAATAATACAAATGTTTGGCAAATTGACCTTACTGAAATCGAAACGTATAACGAAACTATATTGAAAAAAACATATGAAATTGAACTTGAATATATTTCTAAATCAAAATTAGTATCGATAGTAAATATACAAACAGTTGTTTCTTTTATTTTACAACAAATTCAAAATTCAGATGTTATTATATCAAACTTGTTTGGAAAGCAGCTAATTCGTGATTACTGTAATCTTTTACAAATTAATCCTAGATTTCCTAAATTTATAGGACCATTACCATTTACATTAACTAAAGATATATTTGAAAGCGGTAAGCTTTCATGTGGATATTCTGTTACTGAAAAAGCTGATGGAGACCGTAAATTATTGTTTGTTGGTAAAAATGGACTTTGTTTACTTATTAGCAGACCAAAAGATAAAGATTTAGAATATCAACATGTTGGTACTATTCCTGAATTGGAAAATTCTATATTTGATGGAGAATTTATTGATAACAAAATGTATTTATTTGATTCAATTGTTTTTAAAAATAAAGATATTCGTGAATTACCTTTAGATCATAGACTTGCTATTTTTTCTAAATTTCCAACTGAAATTAAATGTAATATTAAAATTGTATTTAAAACTTTTTATTTTGCACAAGAAGGTTATATTGTGAAGATTGAAAATGGATTGAAAACTGAAGTTTTTGACGATTCTAATATATATTCAATATCGGAACATATATGGAAAAATAAATCATCTTTTCCTTACAAATTGGATGGTTTAATTTATACACCTATTTTAGCAAACTATTATAATTCAAATATTTTTAAATGGAAAGACAGCAATACAATTGATTTTTTTGTAATAAAAATTGAAGAAACAACTTGGCAACTTCAAATTGCAGGTTTAGATTTAAATAATAATTATGTACATATTCCATTTAATGGTTTGAATAATGATGGTATGTTTTCATTGCGAAAAGGACGAAATATTGAAACAATTGAAAATTTAATTTGGAAATCGGATTCCCCATTAAGAACAGGAATTATTAATGTATCAAAAACAATTTCAAAAAATTTTAAAACACACACTGTCGTTGAATTTAAATTTTATGGAGGAAAATTTATACCAATTCGTTCGCGTTTTGATAAAAAATATGCAAATAATATTAGAGCTATAAACGATGTTTGGGAATCAATTATAAATTCTTTAACAATAAGTGTTATTAAAAATGGTGTTTACAAATCATGCACTCGTCAATTTCATAATTCTATCAAAAAATATGTAATAAGCAAATATTCATCACAGCGAAAAGTTTTAGATATAGGATCAGGCGCTGGTGGTGATATTATGAAATATAGTAATGCACAAGTACGTAGTTTGATTGGAATTGATATTGTTGATGTTGAATATCAGCACCCAGCTCATATGACGTTTTATAAAGTTGAGAAAGAGTTATATTCTATAAAAAATGTAATAGAAAAATCAAAAGTTGGAAAATTTGATACAATTAATTGTCATTTCGCTTTACATTATTTTTTTAAAAATAACGAAACATTACAAAACTTAATACAAAATTTAGATGAAAATTTAAAAAGTACAGGTATTTTTATTGCAACATGTATGGATGGAGATAAAATTAATACATTATTAAATTCATATAAAATAACGAAAGGAAAAACACTTAATGCAAAATATAAATCAAATACAATTTATAAAATTAAAAAAAATTATAAAGATGTGGATTCAATTAATGAATTATCTATTGTTAATCAAAAAATTGAAGTCAAGTTATCAGGTACAAAATATTTTAAAGATCAAATCAGTACAGAGTATCTAGTAAATATTAAAAGTTTCATTGAACTTATGAAATTGAAAAAATATAAACATGTTCAAACTACTTCATTTTCAGAATTATGTAAAAAGTTTCCATATGAATGTCAATCGATGAACAACGTTGAAAAAGAATTTAGTTTTCTGAATTCTTATATTATTTTTTCTAAAGAATAAAATTTGTAATTTCATTAATATCTACAAAGCTTGATTTAATTTTAACAAGTATATCTGTATATTTTAATTGTTGATTATTTAAATGTTCAATAGCTGAATTATCTGACAATCCTAAATTATATAATTGTTCTACTACATTGTTTAATGTTTTAATTTTTTCATTATTTGTATTAATAAATGTTTTAACATTATTACATACATTAAATACGAAATCAATGTCATCTATTTGTTCTGGTTCTTGTACAACTGCTTCTTCAACAACATCTGATTGAAGAGTTTCTTCTTCAACAACATCTGATTGAACAGTTGCTTCTTCAACAACATCTGATTGAACAGTTTCTTCTTCAACAACATCTGATTGAACAGTTGCTTCTTCAACAACATCTGATTGAACTTGTGTTTCTGCTGCAATTTCTGCAGGATGAACCGCCGGTGAAGACATCACAGTATGATTCATAGAAGGAGGCATCGGAAGTGGCATAATATCGTTCATTTATAATACAATAATATTTTATAAAGTTTTTATATACGAATAAAATAAGTAATGCATGATGAATATAAATACATGCTATTAAAATACTGTGCATCAAATATAGAACTTAATGCAGAATTACTTAATTGTAAAGAAGATATTTTTAAAATCCAAGAAGTATATTCGAATGAATCTGAATTTAATATTACGTTTTGTCCAATCATATTTTTTGCAACTTATATAGAAGATATTTTAAAATTAGATAATATAGTAATTGAATATGATAAATATAACAAAATTCCAGTTCAAATTAAATTGAATGACTTAATATTATTTACACATTTCAAAATGAATAATTTACATGCTACAATTTTATATATCAGATATTTCAACTTATTTAAATCAAAAACAATGAACACACAAGCATATTATGCACAATATTACGATATTATAGATACTACATATAATAACAATTCTAATTTATGTATTAATCAATTAGCTGGATTATTTTATGTGGAGTATGGATATTGGAATAAAATAAATATAAAATACATTAATCATTTACAATACATATGTTCGTATCCAGAATTAATTAATGTGAGTGAAAATGAAGTATTACAACAATTTTTTAAATTTGAAAATACAAATAAATTATTGTTTGACCCTTATATTTATATTGCAAGTAATATTGATCAATTATTATATTTATTTGATAGTGAAGCAATAATACCAAATTGTAATAATGAATTAAGAATTTTTAAGCAATATATAAGAGATGGATTTAATAAAAAGTTAAAAATAAATACATTTAATCATTATACATATCTTGCTGACAATTATAATGAAATTAAAAATATATTAACTGAAGGGAATATTTTATATTGGGATATAAATAAATTATCAAAACGAAATATTGCGATACATTTTATAAAAAACTATAATACATGTAAAATAAATACATTTAATGCAGCACAGTTTGTAGAAGACCATGTAAGTGATGAAACTTTAAATTTTGATAAAAAATTATCAATTGAAACAGCACCTATTTATTTTGTTAAAAATTATGTTAAATCAAAACAACTTCGATATCATATGTCAGCTAGATATAAAATTGGTTTATTTTTCAGTCAAAGAATTAAAGATTCTCTAAGAACATTACCTTTATCATTGTCAAAATGTTTCTATGTTATTCCTATATAATGTTTATTTTCTGATATTCATCATACTTTTTTTTATTTGCATCTGATGTATTATCGGTTGTTACTGCATTTAAATTCATTGATTGATATTCAAGTGAATTCTGTCCTTTAGTTCCAGATGATTTTCCATATTCTAGTGGCTCTGGAAGTTTTTTGATTTTTTTTAAATAAGCTAAATGTTGTTTGATACCACATACTATTTGTTTAATTAAATCAGTAACTACTAAATTATTTAAATTATTTAAATCTTGTTGAATATTATTTCCTAAAGTTAATTGTGGATAATTAATATAGAAATATTGCATTGCCATTAATATATCAGTGCAATTCTGATTAGATATTACATATCCAGTATATTTCTTTGCTTCGGTTTTTAAAGTATTTTGTATATTGTTTATATTTTTAGATGAAAAAAACAATGTATTTATTTCGTTTTGTTCAATATTTAATAATAAAAGGCTTTTTTGTAAAAATTCTTCCATATGTATTATAATATAAATTATAATTTATTATCTGTATTATCCTCTTCTTCAAATTCATCAGAATGTTTTTTTAATCTTGCTCCTTTCCAACCATATGATTTCATTTCTGCTTTGAAATACTTTTCTAGATATGGTTTTAATACCTTCCTACCCGGAGATTTATCAGAATACATTTCTCTAAACCATATACGAAATTCGTCCATAACATGAGTTAATTGTAAGGTGTCTTTTTTATTATTTGTTATTTCAATATTTTCTTCGATAAATTCTAAACATACATCTGAACTTTTTTGATATTTTTTTGTATATTCCTGAACAATATCTGGTTCGTATACATCATTTTTTGAATATTCTTCATATAATTCTAAAAGCATACTCATAAATGTTGATTTCCAAGAAGGCATTTTCTCATCAATATTTTCCTTTTTGAATTCACCAGGATTAACAGGATTATCAACAAATTTTGAAGGAAAATCAACAACTCTTAATCTTCTCCATGTTCCGCCATCAGATGATGGGATGGAAGGTAATTGATTACATGTTAGAATTATTTTGAATTGAGGTTTAAATTCAACTGGATCTGCATATAAAGCTCGTGCTTGTATAACATCACCGCCTGATAATTCCTTCATATATCCTACATGTATTTGATCATTATGTTCAGGTTCTTGTAAACTAATAAACCGTTTTCCTTTTGTTTTAGCAATTTCTGGTGATGCCGAACTGCTTCCTGCCCTTTTTTGAGTTAAAACTGTAATTGGTAGCTTACCACAATAATCACCAAATGCTTTTTCAAACAATTCAACTAATTTAGACTTACCATTTCCTCCACTTCCAGTCCAAATGTGAAATTTTTGTTGATCGACTTTACCATGTAAAATCGAAGATAATAGTAGTAAAACGTATTTCCGTACAGAACTGTCAGGTAAAACTTTTTTTATAAAATCATTAATTTCTATTGCATATTCTGAACTTGTATCAAAATTAATGTAATCTATATTAGTTGAAAATGATATGTAGTCATCTGGTAAACCGTCTCTAAATATGTATCGATCAAGATCAAAAACACCATTTTCAAAGCCTATTAAATTTGTATATGAATCTAATTTATTTAAAAAGCTTTTGTTATAAAATAATTCTTCACACTCTGTCATTATTTTATCTTTAAATTGAGTCATTTTAACATTTTTTAACATTTCTTCACATTTTTTAAATCTAGCTTCATTTAATTTTTTTTCTTCTTCTGTTGTAGAATTTAATAAAGCTTTTTTATAATATTGAGACAACTTTTTATATTCTAAAGCAATATCTGTTGATATTTTCTTTTTTAAATTTAAACCTTTTTCCATTACCTGCCATCTATGATTTTTAAATTCATACCATGTTTTGTGTTTGATTGAAGCATTTACAAATTGGTATTTATACATACCATACATTACACACGCTACATCATAGTTTGTTCCAGATAAACTTTCGTTTAAAAGTGTAGATATTTCATTATGTTTCAGTTCTTTATATTTATCTGGATTATCTATTTTTGCCCATCTATATAAACTGGCAATAGTTAAACCTTCGTCTTTAAAGTTTGACCATAACTTTTCACAACATCCGTCTTCGAACTTTGGAGATACTTTGCTAAATTCTATCCATGTAGATAATAATGATTTATCTATATTATGAAGACAAAATCCTAATTCTAACCAATCATTATAATCATCTGCTCTATTACTGTTTAATAAATTTACTAATTCTACAGCATTTTGTGCATTTTGTGATAATATATTAGTAAATTGTACATTTGTTGATTTTTTATAATTTTTATATGTTATTTCTTTCTTTAATATAGATATATTTTCACAATTTCTAATACTTAACAATCTAGGTAATGTAACTAAAGATGGATGTTCCTGTTCTACAACTTTATAATTATATATATGAGTAAGTTTATATGCTTCTTGATTATGTTTGCATGATCCATACATTAACCATGGATTCTTAGAAATAATTGCTTTATCAATTAAATCTTCTATGCTATTTTTAAATTCAATATTACTTAAAACTTGAGTTTCTGACAATAAAGATATTATATTTTCCCGTATTTCGTATTGCACTTCGGGAGTAGTTACAATAGATGGAAATATAATGTGAATACCATCTTTTATATTTCCTTGAAATCTAACCGGACTAGATTTTTCAAATATATATGCATTAACATCTGCCGGATTAATATCAATATATTTGAAAATTTGTTCAAAATATATTTTTACTAAACTACGTATATCATTTTCATTATATTGTCTAACTAAATCTATACATTCTGGAAATCTAAAATCAATATCCACTAATAATGGACAAATATGTTCATGCATTTCAGTTATTGCTAATACTTCTTTCTTTTTCAAACTTTTGTTATATAATTTATAAAAAACATCTAATCTCTCTGGTGGGATAAAATATTTTCCTATCATTGGTATAAGTCCTGTATGTGTAAATTGTTCATTTTGTACAGCTCTATGTGATTGTAAGAAATCATATAATGACATTTATTTCAATAAGTTATATAATCTTTTATTTCTTAAGTTATTACAAGAATGATGTATTCATATAGTTTATTTTTATGTATAATTATTATTGGTGGTTACTTTGTATATATTCGTCCTAAAATTAATGTATTTAATACATTTCAAAACGATCCTAATTTTACAAACTATATGTTAATTATTGAAAGTAATAAAGAATTTGATATAACTAACTATGATAAAGCTATGAAACATATAAAATTATTTTTAATGTATTATTCGCAATCATTTGACGATGAACAAATGTTTTATAAAATGAAAACTCAACATGATTATATAATTAAATATTTAAATAGAATGATGTTTTCTATGCCAAACAGTATGCGACGTTATACATACATGAAAAACTCAATTGAAAATTTAAATTTAATATTTAAAACATATTTAAAAGAAGTTTCTGATAAATTTGAATTACATTCATCATGAGTTAAAGATATATTTTATTATTTATTTAAATTGAATGGGTGTTCCAAGTTTATTCAGGTCGATTATAAAGAAATATCCAGCTTGTTATTATGCAGTAAACGAAGATACAGTAGAACATCTGTATCTGGATTTTAATTGTTTAATTCATCATTGCGCTCATATTATATCTTTATCACGCGATCAATCACAGAGAGATATAGAAGAACAACTTATTGTTTCTGTAATATCTTATACTTCACATATTATTTGTGAAGTTGTAAAGCCTACAAAATTAGTTTATATTGCAATAGATGGTCCTGTTCCAATGGGTAAAATTGTACAGCAACGAAAAAGAAGATATAAAAAAATTCAAGATGACTGTTTTATTAAAAAACTAAATGAAAAACATAATATAGAAGATACATCTTGTTTCAATAGTAATAAAATAACACCAGGTACAGTTTTTATGTCTAAATTATGTAATAGAATTAAAAATTTAATTGGTTTAGGTGTATTTAGTTCTCATATTGTTACAAATAATAAAAAATATAATGTGTTTTTTAGTGATGCAAATACACCAGGTGAAGGAGAACATAAAATTATTAATTTTATTAACAACAATACAAAAACACCTAATACTGTTATATACGGATTAGATGCAGATTTAATTATACTTAGTATGGGATGTAAAAACCCAAACATAAAGTTAATACGAGAACCCCAAAATACTTCAAACGAAATATCAGATTTTACATCAAGTTATCAGTTTGTATATATAGATATACAAATATATACAAAATCATTTATTACAGAGTATAAGCTTCAATCATATAACCGAACATATATTTTAAACGATATTGTATTTTTATCATTTATTGGAGGTAATGATTTTGTCGAGCCATTTATTAATACAAAAATAAGAGATAAAAATAATTTTGTAAAATTAATTAATATTTATACATCTATATTGTTTACGAAACAAAATCATCTTATTGTTGATTTAGAAGTTAATTATGATTTCTTTTTAAACATTATACAGGAGATTTCATTATCAGAAGATAATTTTGTAAAAAGAAAAAATAATTATTACAGTGACAAAAGTCAAATAAATGAATTATCATTGAACGAAGAACTTGAAAACTATTATCATTCATTATATATTTCAGAAAAAAATCCATTTTATGAATACTATCAAGGTCAAATGAATTCTATTAATTATAAACTTCCTCATTCATCATGGAAACAGCAATTTTACAATCATTTTTCACCTAATATAAATATAACTGATATGTGTCAAGAATATTTGAAATCATTAATATGGACATATAATTATTACATTAAATCTGGTATCCCTTCTTGGAATTTTTATTATGCATTTCGAGTAGCACCTCTTGCTACTGATTTATATTCATTTATAAAAGACAATCAAAATTGTTTTTCAAATATATCATTTTGTAATCATAATGATAATGAAATAACACCTCTTCAACAGTTATTAATTGTAACTCCAATACAACATGCTGGTATTCTACCTTGGTCATTTCAACAGATTTATAAAAATACTGATTGGGAACCAGTAAAATTTAAACTAGACATCCTCAAAGGAGGTAAAAATATTTATTCTGATCCAATTTTACCAGAAATTAATTTAAATCATATTGATAAATTTTTGTCAAATGTTCCTGTTACCGAAATAGAAAAAACAAGGAATGTAATAAGAAAAAATGTTTTTTGTATGAAATTTTAATAATAAATAATTATATG